GAATGGGAGCGGGAACGTCGGTTGCGGCGGCTCCGAAACCTGCCGTGAAGACGATCTCAATTCCGGAGGCCGCCCGGAGTGCCGGCGGCCAAAATGGCCCCGTGCGCGTAAGGCGGGGAGGAACCCCCTGTCCTTCGAGAATGTAATCTGTCGCAGCAAGCACAACGGGCGTGAGATCGGCGCCGTAAACCGTAACCGAGCCGATTGACTGCACGGGCCGCATCGGCAGCTCGACACTCATACCCTTGGGCCATTGATCGAGCAGCAAACGCCAGCTCTGGGTGATGAGTGCAAGACCGAGCGCAGCCTCGATGTGCAGGCGCGAAGTCAGAATGAGACTCGAGATCAAGACATCTTCGGCGGTGCCATCGACGCGCAGATGCGCCTTGGCTTCGGCGACCGTAACCGGTTCGACGGCCGGCCCGCTCGTCAGTACGAGAGCCATGGGACCTCAATTCGAAGCTTCGGGATGAAAAAGGCGGGGCCGCACACGAGAGATGCGCCGCCCCGCCAGGAGCCCCGCGCGCGGGGAGGAAGCACGCGCGGGGAAAAACGCGGAGGTAAAAAAACGCCTTTCGGCCGAAGGCCGAAGCGCCCATCCGATGACGGCCCGGCCGCAAGGCCGAAGCGTCCGGTGCGGCCCGCGAGCGCTTAGATTGCAAACTTCATGAGCTTGATGGCATCGAAGTCGTGGACGCCGCCGCCGACGCGCTTCGTCGTGTAGAAGAGCACGTAGGGCTTGGAGCTATAGGGATCGCGAAGGACGCGGATGCCGACGCGATCGACCACAAGATAGCCGCGCTTCCAATCGCCGAAGGCAATTGAAAGGCTGTCCGCGGCAATACTCGGCATGTCCTCGGATTCCGCGACCGGGTAGCCGAGGAGCGTTGCGGGCTCACCTGCGGCGGCGGCCGGCTGCCAGAGGTAAGTGCCGTCTCCGTCCTTCATCTTGCGGATGACCGACTGCGTCGACCGGTTCATGACGAAGTGGGCGTTCGCCCGGTAGGGCGACTTCACCGCGTAGACGAGATCGATCAGCTTGTCGCCGGGATCCGACGCCGGGAATGCCCCCGCCGCGCCCGAAGCGATATAGCCGATATTGCCCCACGTCCAGGCGCTGTTTGCAACCGTCGTGTAGGTGAGAAAGCCCTTGGGCTTGTTGATGCCGTCGCCGGTGACGAAGGCGGTGCCTTCCTGCTCGGCGAAGGCCACGCGAACTTCCTCGGCGAGCCACTCGTCGATATTGACCACGCTGTCGTCGAGGAGGCTCTGCGTTGCGGCCGGCATCGCATAGAGCTCCATCGTCGGATAGGAGAGCTCGGCGAGCACCGGCGTATTGGTCTGCGGACGCGCGGCCGTCTCACCGACCCATCCCGTCGAAGTGCCAGACGTCGCGAATGGGCGCTTGTAGACCGAGCCAGAGACCTGCTGCACGGACGCGATGGCCCGGATCGGTGAAATCGCCTTCAGCGCCATATTTACAGCGCGTTCCGTTTCATCGGGTACGAGGTAGCCGCCGTCGGGATCGGAGCCGACCGAAAGAGCTTTCGCTTCGAGCTCGCGCAAGCTTGCCGTCTCGCCACCACGCACATAGCCCTCGAAGGCGGCCTTGTGCTGGATAGAAGCGCCAGAGCGGACCGGCGCGCCGCCAAGCGGAGGACGCGCGGCCTTGAGCGTCAACATGTCGATGGCGCGCTTCGTCTCGTCGAGAGCCCGGTCGATGCGTGCGAGCTTGTCGCTCGTCACGACGTCGGCGGCCCCGCGCCGCTCGATTTCATCGAGCCGGCGGTCGTTGGTTTCCTTGAAGGCTTCGAAGTCGCGCAGGAAGCCTTCATAGGCAATGGCGGCGTCGAGAACCGCTTTGGTCTCGCGCCCTTGGATGTCGGTCATTGTGTTACCCTTGGGTTAAGTGGAACGAAGTGCGGCGTCGCGCATGCGAAGGGCGGCGCGTGCGATCGCACACCTCAGCCTCGCTGCCGGCGCCTGGTCCGGACCCGCATCCCGCAGAGCCACGAGACCTTTGAGACCGAAGGCAGAAACCGCCCTCGCCTCGGAGCGCGAAAGCCCAGCATCCCGCGTGAGCCAGCGCTCGAATTCCCGTTCCGTCGGGATCGCCATCGCAAAGGGTCCCGCCTTGACGTGCGTTACGCGCGCCTCAGGCAGCATCGGGAAGGTGACGACGGAAATCTCCCAGAGATCGATTTTCTCCAAACGGCGCACCCCCGAGCGCGGATCTCGCCGCGTCTTCTTGGCCTGAAACCCGATGGAGAGACCGTCGAGGGCGCCAGCGCGCATCAGGGCGTGCACCTCACGCGCTTTCGCAACATCGGTGGCGAGCTTGCCACGCACAAAGAGCCCCTGCGCATCCTGGCGGATCGATTCCCAGACGCCGATCGGCTGATTGGGATCGTGCTGAAAGAGCATCTTGATGCCCGCCGTGCCTCGCCGCGCCAGGCATTCTGTGAAGGCCCCGGGTGCGACGACATCGTGCCCCAGATCCTCGCGCTCGAAGAGCGTCGCGTAACCTTCAAAGGTTCCCGCCTCGTCGATCTGCGAAAGCGCAAATTGGGTGTACTTTAGCTCGGGCGCCATGACGCCCGGGCGGGATTTCAGTTCGTTCATGCGGAGCTTTCTGGTTCTCGCTAGAAAAAAGCCGCACACGGGGTCCGGCTGGAAGAGAGGGTAACGATACCTATCTCGTGAAACGTCGTGTGAATTGAGTGGTGTGTCCTTCTACTCATCGGCTGTGATTTCGGGGTGCCGTTGTAAATTGGTTTTCACGGATTAGAGTGTCATGAAGACTATTTGGATATTGCTGAGCTTCGTTCTAGAGACGGTTCGCAGCGTATTGCCCACGCATGCGCAAGGCGACGATCCGAAGGACATCATTGCGCCTCAGCTGCGTTAGCAGGACTTTGCATAATCCGGACTTCTTCACCTGTCTCCGGATCTCTATAAAAATATCCTGGCGCATCAGTGGGCCCCTCAATGACGTACCCCTTTGCATGGAGCTCCTTGCGCAACCGGTTCACGCCCCGGTCGGGATTGGTATTCGGGATCGCGTCGCGCAGCAATTCGGTAAGCCGGGCTTCCGCTTCCCCGGCCTCGCTTCCCTAGCACTGATTTCACCTTCTGCCGTCTCGGTCAGACTTGGAGTGGGGCCCCAGTCCGGATCGCGTTCACTGGAGCTTCGACGGCAATCGCGCCGACTATCGTTCAGATGGCTATCTCAGCTGTTCGTAAATCAAGCGAAAGAAAACGCGCAAGTGCTCATCATCTGGGAATAGAAAATCCGGGTCCCCCGCGTTCCAAATGCGCCGCAACTCCAGACCGGTGAGTTCCTTCCTCAGAATGTCCGCCAGATAGTCTCGAACGACGGCGCGTTTTACTGGTGGAAGGAGTCGAAGTTGATTTTCTATCCACTTTGCCTCCGAGAAGGGCTCGGGCACGCTGTCCTGATGGAAGCATCGCACTAAATCCCGAAATTCTGCTGGAACGCTCATCTTGATCCTTTTCCATCGTCCGCCGCTGGATTGAATGGGTAGGCAGTGAACACGCGGTAACCCTTCGTTGAACGACTGTCTTTCTGAATGCGAACGCGGACACTGTAAGTTGGCCGAATATATGGCTCTGAATCCGGATCAGGCCTAAAGGCCTCTTTGCCAGTAACATAACCGAACCGCATGTCGATTTCATCATCGTCGACCGCTCCCTCCACGACCGCTCTAATCCGATCTGGGTTGGCCTCCAGCGTGCGATTGACTAAGTCATTTGCGTCTTCGAGAGAACGAAATGAACCTTGCGCGCGCCTAGCTACAGTCACGAAGAGACCTTGGTAGCGATCCCGCCGGACGATGCTCAAGAGTTCCTCGTCCGGCCGTGCTACGTGACTGCGGACTGTATGACCTCCAAGTGCTGTGTCTTCACGTTCAACATTAATTGGAGATCTTACCGGTTCATCTGCTTGCGCAAGCCGCGCACCCGGCGTCGTTACGTCATCGGGATTGGCATCCGGGATCACGCGGTCTTCGGTGCCAGCGCCGCCATGCCCCCCACCCACATCCCTCCACTGGCCGCCGTCCGGATCACCGCGTGGGACGCGCGGCTGGTCGGGGCTATACTTCAAGAAAGAGAACGGAAGATCGGCGTTTTCCGGCCCCAGGCTCGACAGCGAGCGTGGCGCCACGGCGCCCGGCAGCGCATCGCCGCCCATCTCGAGAGGGCCATAGCCGAGAGCGGTGCGCTTCTCGTTCGCGGTGAGGAAGCTCGCGCGTTCGAGGCGCGCCCACAAGGCTTCGCGCTCGGACGAGAGCGCGTCCACCTGATCGAGGTCGGGACGCAAACTTATTGCGTCCGGCGGCCGGCTCCGCAAAGCGGAGCCGCTCGACGCGAAGGCGGGCGCCAGCCACTGTGACAGCGCAGCCCCCGTACGCTTGACGAGGGGCAGCACCGTCTGGCGCCAGAACGCGCGCTGCGCCTCCTGATAATTCGAGTAGGTGTTGTCGCCCGGGATTCCGAGAAGCATCGGCGGCACGCCGACGGCGAGCGCGATCTCGCGCGCGGCGGCGTGCTTGGCCTCGATGAAGTCCATGTCTT